TCAAGCGTATGTACGCGGTAAGGCTGAAGGATGAGCCTGTTTAATCCTTGGGTGATACTTGGTATCGTGATGGCGGTGCTTTCATCATTTGGCGGTGGATACTTCAAGGGTGAGCATGACGAATACACGCGCCAGCAAGTCGAGATTGCCGCGCTGAATGCCAAGGCGAGGGAGACTGAGCAAGCGATGGTAAATGTTGCCAACACCTATGCTGAAACTTTAAGGAAGTCACAAAATGCTGCTAGAACTAAAGAAACTAAGTTGCGGGCTGATGTTGCCTCTGGCGCTTTGCGCTTGTCAATCCCCACCCAAAGCGCCGTATGTTCCACCTCAGTTACCCCCACTACCGCTGGAGATAACAGCGGAGAGGCACGAACCGAACTTAGTGGACAGGTTAGTGAGGCTCTTATCGCCATCGCCAGCGAAGGAGACTCAGCAATCCGAAAACTTGCCCAATGCATCCAAACCTACGAAACCTTAAGGAACATGAAATGAATCTCTCTGCAAATTTTAAACTTTCGGAACTAATTAAGTCCGAGACTGCTATACGCTTGGACATTGACAACACGCCAAATCAAGAACAAATAGAGTCATTGCGTTTGCTTTGCGAAAACATCTTGCAGCCAGTGCGTGATCACTTTGGCAAACCAGTGAAAATATCCTCTGGGTTCAGGTGTAGTGCTTTGAATCAGGCAGCCGGAGGATCGGCCACCTCAGACCATTGCAAGGGCCAAGCCTGCGATTTTGAGATTGATGGCGTACCTAATCCCGAGCTGGCAGAGTGGATTGAAGCCAATCTCAAATACACGCAATTGATATTGGAGTTTTGGGTGCCAGGCGGGGATGATCCAAATGCGGGGTGGGTGCATTGCTCATATTCACCATCCAACCTTAAGGCTCAGTCACTGACGGCCACCAAGGTTGCAGGCAAGACAACCTACCTAAATGGCCTGGTGGCTTAATTGGCACTAAACCTTGGTCAGCAGATAACTACACCGGCGCAGCCAAACCTTGGCTCGCCTGCGCCTGCCTATGATCAAGGCTTCTTTGGTACATCATTTGGCGGCTTGAATGTCTACTTCAATAAGATAACGGCAGTCTTTGCAACGATCCTCGGACCGCGTGGTGGAAAGTACATCAACAACCCATATGGGGCGTTTCAAGACGGCACAGATCAGACGGCGGCCAACACCACCACAGCCTACGCCATCACCTTTGACACTACCGACTTCAGCAATGGCGTTACCTTGTCTAATTCGTCAAGACTCAATGTGTCTCAGGCTGGTTTATATAACTTGCAATTCAGCATCCAATTCAAGAACACCACCAATGACGGCCAAGATGTGGATGTATGGTTTCGCAAGAACGGCACAAACATTGACAAATCAAACAGCAGATTTCATCTATCACAAAGAAAATCATCAGGTGATCCATCTCACTTAATTGCCGCGTTGAACTTCTTTGTTAGTCTGTCGGCCAATGACTATGTAGAGATCATGTGGCGGCCAACAAGCACTAGCGTCAGCATTGAGCACTTTGCAGCCAGCAGCACACCCACCAGACCGGCAGTGCCATCAGTCATTGCCACTCTCACATTCGTGTCCAATTTGTCTACAGAAACCGCATAATTGACCTATGGCACTCATACCTCTCAAAATCCCACCAGGCGTATATCGCAACGGCACTGAGTATCAGTCGGCTGGCCGATGGTTTGACGCCAACCTTGTGCGTTGGTATGAGAACACTCTCAGACCCATTGGCGGCTGGCGCAAGCGCTCATCTAGTCAGTTGACAGGCTCATGCCGAGGCTTACTCACTTGGCGTGACAACAGTGGAGACAGATGGATTGCAGCCGGCACGCACTCAAAGCTATTTGCAATGAACGAGGCTGGCGTGCTCAAAGACATCACGCCAACAAGTTTTACAGTAGGCATAGCTGATGCTGCCACAAAGACCGGCTATGGGTACTCCACCTATGGAAACTTTGCTTATGGCGTGGCGCGTCCAGATACAGGCTCTGTGACGCCGGCAACGACTTGGAGCTTAGACACCTTTGGCGAGTACCTGATTGCCTGCTCAAATGCTGATGGCAAGATTTATGAGTGGCAGTTGGATTTTGCAACGCCAACTATTGCGGCAGTTATCACCAACGCACCAACAGGCTGCGCGGCTGTAATGTCTACTGCCGAGCGCTTTATCTTTGCCTTGGGTGCGTCAAGCAACCCTCGGCTAGTAAAGTGGTGCGATCAGGAATCTGACACAAACTGGACACCATCAGCCACCAGTCAGGCGGGTGACTTTGAGCTGCAAACAGTTGGCGCATTGAAAGCAGGCAAAAAGGTGCGCGGCATTAACTTGCTGTTTACTGATGTTGATGTACACACCGCCACCTATGTCGGCCTGCCTTATGTTTACTCATTTGAAAAGGCTGCAAGTGGATGCGGTTTAATTTCAGCGCAGGCCGTAGCAGCCATTGACACTGCCGCGCTGTGGATGAGTACATCAGGCTTTTGGACATTTGATGGCTATGTCAAGCCTTTGCCTTGCGATGTCTCTGACTATGTATTTCAAAATATGAACTACAACCAAGTCTCAAAGGTGTATGCCGTACACAATAGCAAGTATGGTGAAGTGTGGTGGTTTTACCCATCCAACGCCAGCAACGAAGTGGACAGTTACGTAAGTTTCAACTACCGCGAGAATCACTGGAACATTGGCTCTTTGGCGCGTACAGCAGGCGTTGACAGGGGTGTCTATTTGCAGCCACTGATGGTGTCGTCTGACGGCTACATCTATGAGCATGAGGTGGGCTATGCCTATGACTCAGGCGTACTGTATGCCGAGTCTGGACCATTGGAGATTGGACAGGGTGACAACATCATGTCTGTACGCCAAGTCATACCTGATGAGCAAACTTTGGGTGAGGTGGTGGTGAGCTTTAAGTCTCGGCTCTATCCAATGGCAACTGAAACGAATCATGGACCATACCCAGCGGCGCAGCCAACTGATGTGCGTTTCTCTGGACGACTTGTCAAAGTGAAGTACACCGGCAATGTGCTGCAAGACTGGCGTGTTGGTGTATCCAAACTGGATATCGTTGCGATGGGTAAGCGCTAATCGTGGCGGCGAAATAGAATTGAAGATGTTTAAGGAAAAATATTATGGCCACCAGTTTACCTAAAAAAATCATTGATGCTTTGCCAAAGCAATTCTCTTATACACGCCAAATGAGTTTGGGCGAACCACCTAGGCCTATAGTGCCTGAAAATGCAACACCTATACGCTCTACTGAAATGGGCAGAAATATTATTGGGTATGAAATACCCTTGGAGAAACCTGCCGATTACCCCGAAACAGATGCTAAAGGTTTTCCTGTTCCTCCATTAGTTGCCAAGTATGATGTTAATGGCAAGCTATTAAAAATTGAATCGCAACAAAGATATTTCGCAGATAACGAATATCACATTCAGCCCCAATACAGCGCCACTGGTGAATTCATTACTGATTCAGCTTCAACAAATGCAGCCAATAGCGGTAGTCTTTTTGGAGATATAAAGAGAGACCTTGGCCCAATTATTTTGGCGGCTTTGGCTGGTAATGCCGCTGCTGGAAATCTTAGCGGCTTGCTTGGTGGTGGTGCGCCAGGAGCTGCTGCTAGTACAGCGGGTGCGGGTGCGGCGGCTGGTGGAGCTGGAGTGCCTGGTGGATTATTTGGAAGCACATTGCCAGCGGGTGCGGGTGCGGGTGGTTTCTTTGCGCCTGGCGTTACAGCAGGGGCGGCCACATTGGGCATACCGACAATGACAGGCGCGCCAGCAGGGGTTACGGCAGGCATTCCTAGTGGTGCTGCTGCACCTGCTGCTTCAGCCGCTGCTGCACCTGCTGCTTCAGCCGCTGCTGCACCTGCTGCTGCGTCTACTATTCCTGCTGCGGCGGCTGCTGCACCTGCTGCTGCCACCATACCTGGTGCGGCTACCACTGGTTTCCCCACCACTGCTGCTGGCTTACTAGATTTTGCAGCCAAAAATCCAAGTCTTGTGGGCGGCGCGATTGGCGCAATAACTGGCGCTGTTGGTGCTGCCAACGCTCCAAAGTCAACCACCACCACTGCAAGCATTGACCCTGAGTTAAAGGCTGAGTATTTAGCCAACATTGCACGCGCCAAGGAGACAGCGGCAGGCTTGGGAGTGCGTCAGTTTGAGGGTTTTACGGATGACTATTTGAGAGCACAAGACCAAGTCACAAACCTTGGCTTGAGTGGTAAGGGTCAGCAGACTACTGATGAAGCTGCGAGGCTTGCAATGATTGAGGCTGGCTTTACACCTCAACAAATCCAAGCAGCTCAATCTAATCGCCAAAACATTCAAAACACAAGTGGTCAGCTTGGCTCTCAGTACATGAGCGCATATCAAAACCCATTTGAAGAGCAAGTGGTGCAGGGTGCTTTGGGCGACATTGAGCGTACACGCCAAATACAAGAGCAGGCAAACAGGGCGCAGGCCACCTCTGCTAGAGCTTTTGGCGGTTCACGCCAAGGCGTAGTGTCAGGCATGACTAACGAAGCTGCATTGCGTCAGGCTGCTAGTACTAGCGGACAATTGCGTCAGGCAGGATTCAATACTGCCGCGCAACTTGGTCAGTCAGATGCTGCTAGAGCATTGCAGGCTCAGATGGCGAATCAAGGCGTTGACATGACCATTGAGCAGGCCAATGCACAATTGCGTCAACAAGCAGCTTTGGCAAATCAGGGTGCGTTTGCACAGGGTGCAGGCATTCGTCAGGCCGCAATTGGTCAACTTGGACAACTTGGGGCGCAACAGCAAAACCTTGGACTGACTGGTGCAAATGCGGTGATGGAAGCTCAAATGCGTCAACAGGCATTGAGACAGGCTCGACTAGACGCAGAGCGCAATTTAGGTATTGAGCGTTTGGGTATCACAAGTGGTTCTTTGGGTATAGGTATACCCAACTTGGGTGGATCAACTAGCCAGCCTTTGTACTCAAGCACAGCAGGCGGTGCGTTATCAGGTGGACTGACTGGCGGCTACATTGGTTCACTGCTTGGTGAAAGACCAAGCACAAAACCATATAAGCCAGGCGATTTCATACAAGGACCCTAAGGAAACATGATGGCAACATACGAAGAGAATCTAGCGGCAATGAATATGCCATACGCGCCACTGCCTATCAGGGGTGGTGGCCAAGGCCAAGCATTCTCAGGCTTACTTGGTGACATCTTTGGCGGTGGCGGCGGCGCTACTGGCTTGGAAGAGTATTTAACGGCAGCTCAGACCGAGCAGATGAATCGTCAGGCTCTGCTGCAAGCAGCCATTGCCGCGTCACAGGCCAGCGCACCCAGCACCACTCCTCGCAACTTCATGCAGATTCTTGGCGCTGGACTCGCTGGTGGTCAGCAGGGTTATCAGCAGGCTCAAGAAGGTGCGATTAAGCAAATCATCACCAAGCAAAAGTTGGATGAGTACAAGCGCCAAGTGGCTGATGAGCAGGCATACAGAGATATGTTTGCTCAAATGCCAGTGGCTGGCGGTGCAATAACTCCAATGCAAGCCGCGGCATTGCCTGTTGCTCAATATGGTATGGGTCCAAGTCCACAGCGAGCTGCAATGATTAATCAGCCAATGCCTGCTGGAATGCAAGCGCAGGGTGGCATATCGTCATTGAGTCCTATGCAGCTTAACTTGCTTAGAAGTATGCCGCCCAAAGAGGGAAGAGCAGAGCTTTTAAAGATGTTGCAGCCACAAGAAATTACTGGTGATGTCTTTACAGCTAAAGATGGAAAGCAATATCAGCGCACAAAAACTGGTCAGTTTGTACCTGTTCCAACTGGGATTGAGTTTGCTCAAGAAACAGTGGGAGAGCCATTTAAAGCTGCTGATGGCAAAACCTATCTAAGAACAAAAACTGGTGGTTATGTTGAAGCTCCCCAAGCAATGATGGCCAAACCTGTTGGTACACCACAGCAAGTTATGGGATCTAATGGCAAGCCAGCACTTGCGCAGATGTATGACGATGGAACATACAAGATAGTCACTGGCGTTTCTCCATTAATACCGCCAGAAAAATTAGACACTGGTGGCAGCATAAGATTTGTCGATCAATACGCAATCCAGCCTGGCACAGTGTTTCCTAAGACACTTGCTCCTCAAGTAGTTGGCAGTGCTGAGGGTGGCTACTTTGCTATTGGCGGTGGTGGTGGCCGAGGCACTATGCCTGCTGCTCCAGCACCAGCGGCACAAGCGTTTCCCACACGCGATAGCCGAGCGCCTGCTCCTGCGCCTATAGCGCCTCCTGTTGCGGCTAGTCCACAGCCGCTGATACCTGGCACAGGCAAGGCGTTTGCAAATGAAAAAGATTTGAGGACTGAATTCTCTGCTCAAGTAAAGCCATATACAGAATTAGCGCAGGCGTTTAGGAAAGTTGAGGCGGCTGCTACTAACCCATCAGCAGCTGGAGATATTTCATTAGTTTATGGCTACATGAAGATTCTTGACCCAAACTCAACTGTTATGCAGGGCGAACAAGCCACAGCTCAAAATGCTGGCAGTGTTCCAGACTCAGTAAGAGCTATGTACAACAAGGCATTGACAGGCGAGTCATTGGCTCCAACGATTAGGCAAGATTTTTATGCTCAAGCAAGAAACATCATTGAATCTCAAAGAGAGTTATCAAGTGATTTGATTAATAGATACACAGGCGTGGCTAGAGAGTACAAGTTGAATCCAAATCAAATTGTTTATGACCCATTCAAGCGAATCAAGACGCCAGCAGAAGTTGCGGCAGAAGCTGTTAAAAATGCAAATAAACCAAAAACTAACAGCACATACACAAATCAGTATGGCCTGACTCCAAGGAGCAATAACTAATGGCAAATCCATCAAACATTGATCGCGTGCAAGAAAATGTGCGCAAGATGATGGAGCAGAATGCTCCAGAGGCTGACGTTGTTGGCTACCTAAAGTCTGAAGGTTTTACACCAACAAAGTTTCAAGCGGCAGTTGCAAGCGCCAAAAAACTTGGCGGTCCACCCGTTGAGGCTGGCTTTGGTCGGTCTCTGCTTCAAGGTTTGACATTCAACACCGCTGATGAAATTGAGGCTTCAATGCGTGCCTTAATGTCAAAAGGCATGAGCGCTTTTGATGCCCAGCAGACCTTGAGCGGTTTGGTAACTGGTGAAAAACCACAGTCGCAATATGACAAGGAATTAGCAAGAGTCAGAGCTGGTATCAAGCAATATGAAGAGCAGTATCCTGGCAGAGCATTCACAGGTGAGCTTGTTGGCGGTTTAGTGCCAACAGCAGCGGCACTTATCGCCGCACCATTTACTGGTGGCGCAACAGGACCAGCAGCAGTGGCCGGCGCAACGCGCACAGCGGCTGCATTGCCAGGCCTTGGCACAAACATCTTGCGTGGCATGGGCTATGGTGCTGCATCAGGCGCAGCGGCTGGCGCTGGAGGTGCTGAAGGCGGCTTGGGTAACAGAGCACTAGGTGCGGGGATTGGCGGCGGTGCTGGTCTTGTATTTGGCGGTGCGGCTCCAGCAGTTACAAGCGCAGTTGGAGCTGGTGGGCGCAAAGTATTGGAAGCTACTGGAGTGACAAAGCAAGTTGATGCCACCACAAAAGCTCAACAACTTATTGCAAAGAAGCTGGCTCAAGAGGGCATATCTCCACAAGAATTGGCAGCACGCCAAGCAGATATTGTTGCTAGGTATGGCCCAAGAGATGAAACGCTTGCAGACATTGGTGGTGAGTCAATGCGCAGATTGGCGCGTGGCTCAATGGCGATTCCAAATGCTGCTCAAACAGATGTGCGTCAAATGTTGACAGAACGAGCTGTAGGTACTGGGCCAAGAATTACAAGAGACATCACAGAATTGACAGCGATTGGTGAGCGCGACATTAACGAAGTTGCCGAAGAGATTATTCAGCGCAGATCGTTGCAAGCCGAGCCACTTTATAAGCAGGCGCTATCTTTTGGTCAAGTCAATTCATTTGCAATTGATAATTTGCTCAAAAAATCAAAAGACATTCAGAATGCCATTAGTGATGCGCGTAGATTGCCACAATATATAGATTTGCCTGATAACGACATGATCTTGCTTGACAAGGCTTATAAGTATGTAGGCGACATGGCAAACGAGGCAAGAAAATCAGGAAAGGGAAGTCGCGCAAATGATCTTGATAATTTGCGTGTTTCTTTACTGAATGCAATATCAGACAAAGATACAGGCGTTCCTGTTTACCGAGATGCCGTCAATGTTTTTGCTGATGAGTCATTGTTAAAAGACGCATTGGAGATGGGTTCCAAAAACTTTTTAAAGAAGACACCATCAGCAATATCTAAAGAATTGAAAAAGTTTCCAGGCGATGCAGAGCGCGAAATGTATCGACTTGGCGCTGTCCAGTCTTTGCGTGATGAGATTTATGGAGAGCGCGAAACTGCAAACATTGCAGATAAGTTTTTGAACAACCGCGAAATGCGGGATCGTATGAAGACTATCTTTAATTCAACTGGTGAATATGAGGCATTCATTAAGAATCTTGAGCGTGAGCGCCAGATGGCCGTCACACGCGCACGCATTGAAGGTGGCTCTCCAACTGCGCCTATTCAGCAAGATATTGCAGAGCTGCAAGGACCATCTCCAAGTGAGGTAATTCAAGCTGGAACTCAAATGGTGAGAGGTGATCTTATTGGCGGCGGTATGAACATGATGCGCCAACTGGCTCCAAGATTGCAGGGCATCGATGAGAATGTTGCAGAGTTAATAAGCCGTAGCGTTTTAGACCCCAGCTTTGCTCAACAGCAGCAGTTTCTGACAACACTGACGCCAGTTATGGACGAGCTGCGCAAACGCGCACTACAGCAACAGGTTCGCGCCGCAGGCACATCGACTACTGCTGGACAGCTTGTGCCAGGTCTTCTTGATTAAGGTGTAGACATGGCGACTCAATTCACAGGACTACTTGGCGATGCGCTTGGGTATATGCAAGACCCAAATAGGACTCAGCAGATGCAAGGATTTGGCGGCCTGCTTCAGTCTGGTATTACATCAATTAAAGAATCACAGGCTAAGTTTCGTGATTTAAATAAACGAGCATTTGGCGACAAGAAAAATCCAATGCGGGTGACAGATCAAGCCGCATTTGATCAGCTCACAGAGATGACCATGAATGGTCCAATGGCGTTTGCGCCTGCTGGTATCACAAAAAAAATTGCTACTGTGATGAACCCAGAGAGAATTGCTTTTCCTGATATTTACAAAAATCCTAGAGAGTTGGTTCAGGAAGCTGCAAGTCGTGTTGCGCCAGAAGATCCTTTGCTTAAACAATTATTTAATGTTTCAAGACAAGATTTGTTTGATATTTCTCAGCAAGGCACACGCGCTGGCAATATCACTGATGCGCCATTTAAAACTGCAAAAAATCCCAAAGGTGCTGCTCATGCACAACAGGTAATGAATCCACGCAATGTACAGCGTTTGCAAGACATTGTGGCCGAAGCAAAGCAACAGCCTGAGTTATACAAAGGCATGGCATCTTGGTACACCATGGACCCGCTGTACAAGCGATTTGTGGATATTTATGGTCCTGATCGCGCCATTGGTGAATACAACAAATTTAATACGCTAACAGGTATGGCAAGTCCTGGCAGCGAAGTGCTTACAGAGTTGAATCGCGGCACTGCTGCCAACATGATGGATACGCTTGGTCGTTTTGAAGACTTTAGAAAATTTGGCGGCGTATCTGAATTTAAGCGTGGCGCAGACTTCCCGCCTGAATTG